TCTAGTAATGTGACGAACCCACTACTAGGAGCAAAAGGTATTGGGTCCGAATATTTTATTCTTTACCCATCCTCCGGTGCTTTAATTGATACAGATATAGACTCTTACAATACACCAAACACCAATTCTTTAAATAATGGTGGTTGTAGGATGTTATGGGGAATGTCTAATTACGGATATTTTACCCACAACCCACTATATCGACCACCAACAAGTAGATATTTTAAAAGGGTGGATAATTCACAAGAACAACAAGTTGCTTGGGAACTAAGAGAACCAATAATATCAGGACCATCGTCGGTAACAGATTACTCTACTATAGAAGAATTAAGGGGTGTTTTTAATAGTGAACAACTAAACTTTTTTGAGGAACAATTTTTAAAGTTTACGACTGTAAATGGTGATGTTAATCTGGGGGGTAGTATGAAACAAATTATTAAAGATATTACTGTAATAGAAAAAAAATGGTTAGAAAACCCACCATCACCAACAAGGATAGAAGGATTACTCGCTAAAGCACAACTTAAGAAATTTGATAAGGTTATGAGTAAATTTTTAAACTTAAAAATGAGTTACGTTCATAAGACCACAACCAACTTTGGTGAAGTAACCAATAACTCAACATTAATACAAAAATTAAAAATTATTCAAGAAGGGGACCCCTTTGAAGTTATACATAATTTTGGTACTTTAGATGCAACCACAATACCACCAGTTTTAGGGTCACAAGAACAACAAGATGTAGCAATATTCGTTGGGGAATACTACTCCCAACTTAATAACCAATTTACTATATTAACCACAAACACAACAGCAAACCCAATACTATACTTTTTTGCTACTATTTTTAATGGCGGAATTAAGTTTAATTCTGAAAATATAAAAGGTTTTGCTCCATTTATTAGATTGTACGCAACTCATTGTGCTGAAGTAGGTCTTATTCCAGCTAGCATATTTCTTATGGAGTTTATGGATAATTTAGATAACCTAAAAAATTCTGAAAATGAATATACTAACCTGGTACTTAAAAATAATGCGTCGAGTATAGTAGAAGAAAATAACACACCAAAGGAGGATATGGCTGATAGTAGAACTAGTATAGAGGGAGACGACTTAAAACTAGACTTATACAACCAATTTAAAACATTAAATGATAGGTGGGTTTCAGGTCTAGAAATAGAAACACAAACACTATTCCAAAGATTTTTATTTTTTGATAGAGCAAATAAGGATATTGGTGATGACGCAATTATTAACATATGGGATATAATAAAGTTAGATACACCATTTGATTCAGGTAACGAAAAAACATTAACACAAAGTATTTCTAGTTATTTAAGTACTGTTTTAGCTAATAATTATTTTAACTATATCCCACTACCTTCATATATAAATTTTTATAGTGTTGGTAACGATAATTCACAGAAACAAGGTAACGCTATGTTTGGCACATTTAAAACAGTGGATTACTTAGATTCCTCACCAGTATTTTTATGTCAGTATGTTGGTAAACCATCATCTCAATTAAATAACAAAGCCCCTAATAATGGGTATGCTAATGACGGTTTCGCACTAAATTTAGTAAGTAACAACCCACTAGCAGGGCCAGATTGTGGAAATAAAAAACTATCTAATAAAGTTATGGGGTTCACAGTAGACTTTGGAATACCAAATCAGAATATGTTTGAATCCATAACATTAGACCAAGAACAATTTCAAAATACTTCTGAGAGTTACAAAGTATTACAACAAATGGCTGACTCTGGTGGTGGTGGGTCTACTAACATGGCTTCATCATCTCTTTATAATGTTTACGCTAGTAGGTCCTATACAGCAAAAGTTACGTGTGTAGGAAACGTAACCATACAACCAACACAATACTTCCAACTAAGATACTTACCAATGTTTAACGGACCCTACTTAATTATAAATGTAGAACACAATATTTCACCTAATAATATAGAAACAAGTTTTGAAGGAGTAAGAGTACCAATACCTAAACTACCAAACATAACAGACTTGGTTCAGAGGGTTAATGAAAAACTTTATGCTGCTGCAGAGGCTAAATTAGAGGAAAAAATTGAAGATGTTTTTTATGACGATAATGATGCAACACCAAAACAATTACAATTAACACCAGAAGATAATGGTTATTTAGATTATGAAAATTCACCTTGGACCGAAGATTCAATAAAATTCTCTTTACCAATACCAGCAAATTTAGTCAACCAACAACAAATAACAAATGAAAAAACTAAACATTTAGGAATTGACCTAACCCCAATACCAAGTCAAACTACTGAGGTGGCTAGTGATGAAGGAATATCGATATTCCCAGTTATGGGTGGTGTGGTTATTGATAGAAGAGATAATTGTGACCCACAAGAAAAAAGTGGTGGGTGTGGAAAATATGGTAATTTTGTTATAACTAAAAAAGATATATTAGATTTCCCTAGTGAAGGTGAAACGGCTTACTACAAAGTAGTCTACGGTTTCTTGAGAAAAGACGAGGTTGTACCTATGGGGGAACCTATATCTAATTTTAATTCAGCCACAATTCTTTTCCAACAAACTAAAATAGGTAAGTTAGGGAATAGTGGAATGTCTAAAGGACCTCATTTACATCTTGAAGTTAGGCGTGGTGTGGCAAATAGTAGTGGAAAAATAGTAGAACATTATTTAAACCCAGAACGTATCTTCCCAGAATATTATTCTTAGTGTTGACTATTATTGGTTTACTAGATATTTATATAATGAGAAAAACTACAATACTATGATTAGAGACAACAAACTTTTAGAAAAATTAGGAAATTTTATTTGTAAAAAAACAGATAATATAGTTGAGCATGGACAAAATGAAAATGGTAAAGAGGTGTGTGACTTAGATACTGGTATTTGTTATACTATTCGTTCTAGGGATGGTTTGATAGAAAGAGTTGATAACACAATAAGAGTAAATAGGCGTGTAAATGTCGAATCACCTTCAGGACAAGTAAAACAATTGTTAAATGGCTAAAATGGATAAAAAAATACTGGACGAGTTAGCTAGATTTAATAATTTAAGTCATAATGCTAACAATTTAAATGAGGTAGCTGATGTAGCTAATTTGGGTATGGGTAGTCATATAGAAAGGTTAGCTAAGAAGTTTAATATAGATATGGCTGAACAAGAAGATGTTGAGTCCGGTGAAGAAGATTTAGAAATACCATTAGACCCAGAAGCTGAAACAGATGAAGTTGGTGATGAAGTTGGTGATGAAGTTGATGTTGAGGAACTAGATTTAGATGATGTTGAGTTAGATGTGGATGACACAGGGTTAGGGGAACCGGTAGATGACACAACAGAACTAGAGGTCACAGACTTAGTTAAAAAAGACGAAGAGATAAGTGACTCACTAGAAGCCCAAAAAGACATACTCGCCAAAAACACAGAAGGTTTAGATGATTTAATGAGTAAATTAAATGATTTAGAACAACACCTAACTTCTATGGATACTATGGTAGATAAAATTTCTGACCTAGAAAATAAAATAGAAACTTTAAGACCAAAAACACCACAAGAAAAAATGGACTTAAGAAAATACGATAGTGGTCCATTTAATAATACATTAACTGATTTTTTTGTTGATAAACAAGAAGTTTTTGACAAAACAGGAAAAAAAGAGTATGTTTTAACACCAGAAGAAGTTGAAAATTATAATGAAGCTGAGATTAAAAAAAGTTTCGAAGAAGAATAAAAATCCTTTTACAATATTGTTTGACTATTAATTAATATGTTAGTATATTTAACAAAGAAGTTATATTATTAACATATTAAAAATAAAAAATTTATGAGTAGTTTAGACGCTGTACTAGCCCAGTACGAAAAAAACAAACAACCATCAGGTTCAGGAAAACCTATGATGTCACAAGAAGATAGACTTAAACAATACCTTTCTATCATGTTACCTAAAGGAACAAAATCAGGAGAAAAAACAATCAGAATATTACCTACACAAGATGGTACATCACCATTCAAAGAAGTATATTTTCACAATATACAAGTCCAAGGTAGGTGGCAAAAAATTTACGACCCAGGAAAAGATGAACACGGAAAACCATCCGGAGAAAGAAGCCCATTAAGTGAGGTTGAAGAAGCTTTAAGATTGGCGGGTGACGCACAATCCAAAGAGTTAGCTCGTTCTTATCGTTCACAAAAATTTTATATTGTAAAAGTTATCGATAGAGACAATGAAGAAGATGGTGTTAAGTTTTGGAGATTTAAACATAATTGGAAAGGTGATGGTCCTATAGATAAAATTATACCTATCTGGCAAAAGAAAGGTGATGTGACAGATATTAATGAAGGTAGAGACTTAATATTAATGTTACAAGCGGTACCATTACCAGGTGGTAGAGGTGAGTATACAACAGTATCTTCAGTTATGTACGAAGACCCAGGAACATTATCGACAGACCCAGCTCAAGCAAAAGAATGGTCAGAAGATGAAAGAACTTGGAGAGATGTCTATTCACAAAAACCGGTAGAATACCTTGAAGCAATAGCTAAAGGGTTAGACCCAGTATGGGATTCAGAACTTAAAAAGTATGTTTATGATGACCCTAACGCTGTAAAGAATACTACAGACACAACAGTTTTAGGTGGTAACGACCCACAAGCAAACCAAAAAGTAGACGAAGACTTACCGTTTTAACCAATAGATATGGCATTAAAAAAAAGAACATTTTCAGACTTGAAAGAAAAATTCTCAAAGAAAGCTAACTTTAAACCAGAAAGATTTTTTGATTTAGGGGAAGCTTTCCTTGATGCTACTGGTTTACCAGGTCCAGCTATGGGTCATTTACAAATGTTCCTAGGTCATTCAGACACAGGAAAGACCACAGCTTTAATAAAGGCAGCTGTTGACGCTCAAAATAAAGGTATATTACCAGTATTAATAATTACAGAACAAAAATGGGGATTTGAACACGCTAAACTTTTAGGTTTTGATTGTGAAGAAGTTGTAGATGAAACTACCGGTGAAATAGATTGGGACGGATTCTTCTTATTCAACAATGATTTCCAATACATAGAACAGATTACTGATTATGTAAATGAATTATTAGACGCTCAAGATAAAGGTGAGTTAGAGTATGATTTATTATTTTTGTGGGATTCAGTAGGTTCAGTACCTTGTAAAATGACTTTTGATGGTAAAGGTGGTAAAATGCATAACGCAGCTACCTTAGCTGATAAGATTGGCATGGGACTTAACCAAAGAATAGGTAAATCTAGAAGACAAGACTCTAAACACACAAATACACTAGTCGTTGTAAATCAACCTTGGGTAGAATTACCCGACAACCCATTTGGCCAACCAAAAATCAAAGCCAAAGGTGGTGAATCACTATGGTTAAACTCAACACTAGTTTTTAGGTTTGGTAACCAAAAAAATGCTGGAACAACAAATATTTCAGCTGTTAAAGAAAAAAGAAAAGTTAAGTTTGCTACTAGAACTAAAATAACTATAATGAAAAATCACGTAAATGGTTTGGGTTATGAAGATGGTAAAATCCTTATAACACCACATGGTTTTATAGCTGGTAGAGAAGCTAGTGAAGAAAAAAAATCAATAGATAATTATAAACAAGAAAATGCCACATTTTGGTCTGAACAATTAGGCGTAGGTGGTGATTTCGATTTAAAAATAGAAAAAGAAAATGACTAAATTAAAAACAGGAGACAAAGTAAAAGTACATTATGTGGGAACACTAAAAGAAGGGCAAGTGTTTGACAGCTCTAGAGAAAAAAATCAACCAATTGAATTCTCAATAGATGATGGTAAGTTACTTAAAGGATTTAATGACGCGGTTAAAGGCTTAGATGTTGGTGGTAAAAAAACAATTTCATTAACTTCAGAAGAGGCATATGGCAAATACATTAATGAAGCTGTTATCACAGTACCTAAATCAGAATTTCCAGAAGGGATGAAATACGAACTAAATGGTTTTATACAGGGTCAAGACAATGAAGGTAGACCAGTACAAGGACAAGTAGTTAAAATAGAAGAAGGAAGTGTAAATCTCGATATGAATCACCCATTAGCTGGTGAAGATTTAAAATTTGAGATAGAGTTGGTAGAGGTTGTAAAGTAAAAAAAAATGTTTAATCTTTTATATATGTGTTTTGATAAGAACTTTATTAGTTGACGGAAACTCCCTACTAAATACCGGATTTCATGGAATTAAAAATATGTATCATGGTGATAACCATATAGGTGGGTTATACCATTTTCTAAACGCTTTAAGAAAACATTTAGACCATTATTTAATAACCAAAGTAGTGGTTTTTTGGGATGGTAAAAATAATATACATCCCAGAACAAAACTATACCCAGAATATAAATTAAATAGAAGGAAAAAAATAAAACCTTTAGGTGATGTAGAATCGTACTCACGCCAAAAACTAAGAACACAACAATACCTAGAAGAATTGTATGTTAGGCAAGCTTCATTTGATTTATGTGAAGCGGATGACTGTATTGGTCATTATTGTAAAAAATCACAAAACGAAGAAATTATAATCCTGACTTCAGACAGAGACTTACTACAATTAATATCAAAAAAAGTTTCAGTACACGTAATATCCTTAAATAAAATATTCAAATTTGGCGATAAAGTACCTTTAAACGGTGTTTATGTGCCATCTACAAATGTTAGGGTTGTTAAAACAATATGTGGTGATTCTTCAGACAATATATTTGGTATAAAAATGGTCGGGGTTAAGTCCCTGGTAAAAATAAATCCGGAGATACTAGAAAGAGAAATATCACTAAAAGAAATAATAACCACAATAAAAAATAAAGAAAACCCAACAAAAAAAGAAAGTAACATATTAGAAGAGGTTACACAAAAAGAAATAAAACAAAAAAACAAAACTGGTATTCTAGAAACCAACTACCACATAATAGGTGTTGGAGAACAATTTTTAACAGAAAAAGCCTTAACTGGTATAAAAGAACTGGTAAAAGAGGCTATAGACCCAGATGGTCGACATTGGAAAAATGCTTTGGACTTGATGATGTCAGATGGAATTCTTAATATTTTACCTAAGTATGATGATTCTTGGGTTGATTTCGTAAAACCATTTTTAAGGTTATCTAGGATAGAGAAAGACTTTTATAAACAAAACAAAAAAATAAAATAAGATGAAAAATAAAAATTATGGTAATGTACAAAAATGTGAGTTTTTGTTGAAATTAAGTGACAACATAGTGTGTCAAAGATATTTTACAGTTAGAGACTTTAACAAATCAGCCTCCCAATCAATCGACCTACATAACCTAGTGTCTGAAATTATGGATGAATTACAACAAGATTTAAAGTATAGAACTTTAATATTGTTAGATAGTTCGTTCAACGACAAAAACATAAAATACGTTAATTTTGATAAATGTATGGATTATTTTACCATAATTATTAAATGTGGGACTAAAGAATGTTACACTAGAGTTATCTGTGCAGATACATACCCACCAAAGGTTAGGTTTAGTGTTGACGTTAGACCAAAAATATCTAGAATATTAAGAGATTTGACAGAAGTTTTGTCACAACAAAAAGTTACATGTAACTACCAAGATTACGCACTTAATGTGTAGTGGTATAGTATTTATTCTAAAAGGAAATAATCAATGAGCGATAATAAAAATTTTGGATACCTAGGGCACAGCTTCCAACTAAAACTAATAAATTTAATAATAACTGACAAAAGTTTCTTTACGTCCATAATAGACGTAATAGTACCAAAATATTTCGATAACCAATACTTTAAATTAATAATGCAATTGGTAAAAGAATACTACCAAAATTATCAAACCGCACCATCATTTGACGCTTTAGACCAACTCACTAGAATTGAAATATCTTCAGAAATGGCAAAAAAATACGTTTTTGATATGTTAAAAGAAATTAAAGACGCTTCATTTGAAGACCATTTATTCATTAAAGAAAAAGCTATTAAGTTTTGTAAACAACAAGAACTAAAAAAAGCTATACGTAAAGTTGAAAATATAATGGAAAAAGGTGATTTTGAAAGTTATGATATGTGTGAAGAGTATATTAGAGACGCTATTAGTGTTGGTGAATTAAATAATGAAGATTTTGAAATATTTAGTGAGTTAGAAGCCTTGTTAGAGGAAGACTATAGACATCCATTAGCTACTGGTATAGATGGGTTAGATAACATATTAAATGGTGGTCTAGCTAAAGGAGAAATCGGTGTTGTATTAGCTCCTACTGGTGTTGGTAAAACGACACTATTGACAAGATTTGCTAATACAGCTTATAACATGGGGTATAACGTACTACAAATATTTTTTGAAGACAACCCAAAAATAATCCAAAGAAAACATTTTACTTGTTGGACAGGGATACCATCACAAGATTTGGGAGAACATAAAGAAACTGTTTTAGATAAAGCTGATGAAATGAAAAAAACTGGTGGTAGATTAATACTAAAAAAATTACCTTCAGACGAATTAAATATGTTACAAATAAAAAATCAAGTACGTAAGATAATATCTGAAGGGATTAAATTAGATATGGTACTTATAGATTATATTGATTGTATAATACCAGATAGAAGTTTTAATGACGAGTGGAAAGGTGAAGGTTCTGTTATGAGAAAATTTGAAGGTATGTGTCATGAACTTAATTTAGCCGGGTGGACAGCAACACAAGGTAACAGGTCATCAATATCGTCAGATGTTGTGACAACAGACCAAATGGGTGGTTCCATTAAAAAAGCCCAAGTAGGGCATGTAATAATATCTGTAGCCAAAACATTACAGCAAAAAGAAATGGGGTTAGCAACCTTAGCGATTGTAAAATCTAGGTTAGGTAGAGACGGTGTAGTTTTTGAAAACTGCAAGTTTGATAACGCCACACTAGAAATAGATACAGACGCAACATCAACGTTCCTAGGATTTGAGGAAGAAAAAACAAATAGAAATCGTGAAAGAGTTACCAGAGCTCTACAAAGAAGGGAACAAGTAATAAATAAAAATAACTAATAAAAAAAGAAAATATGGAAGTATCAAATAAGATTCTGTCGGATATTACTGTGTATATGAAATACGCAAAATATATCTCTAAATTAAACAGAAGGGAAACATGGGAAGAGCTAGTAACTAGGAATAAAGAAATGCATATTAAAAAATACCCTAAACTAAAAGACGAAATAGAAGAAAAATATGAGTTAGTGTATGATAAAAAGGTACTACCATCTATGAGGTCAATGCAATTCGGAGGCAAACCTATCGAAATATCCCCAAACAGAATATATAATTGTGCTTACTTACCTTTAGACCATGTAGATGCTTTTAGTGAAACTATGTTTTTATTGTTAGGTGGGACAGGTGTTGGATATTCTGTACAAAGACACCACGTAGAAAAATTGCCAGTAATTCAAAAACCATACCCAAAGAGAAAGAAAAGATTTTTAATCGGTGACTCAATTGAAGGTTGGGCTGATTCCATTAAAGTTTTAATGAAGTCTTATATGAATGGAGGTGGCAGTAGAGTAGAATTTGATTATTCTGACATTAGACCAAAAGGTGCTAGATTAATTACGTCTGGTGGTAAAGCTCCAGGACCACAACCATTAAAAGAATGTTTAGTTAAGATAGAAGGGCTACTACACCAAAAAGAAAATGGAGAACAATTAACTTGTTTGGAAACACACGATATTGTATGTCATATTGCCGACGCTGTACTAGCTGGTGGTATACGTAGAGCGGCTTTAATTAGTTTATTTAGTGCTGATGATGAACAAATGATTGGTTGTAAATCAGGTAACTGGTGGGAATTAAACCCTCAGAGAGGTAGAGCAAACAATTCTGCTTGTTTAATGAGACATAAAATTACTAAAGAGTTTTTTATGGACTTATGGAAACGTGTTGAATTATCTGGAGCCGGAGAACCTGGCATATACCTTAATAATGATAAAGATTGGGGCACAAACCCATGTTGTGAAATAGCACTAAGACCAAATCAATTCTGTAATTTATGTGAGGTAAATGTATCAAACATAGAATCACAAGAAGATTTAAACGAAAGAGTTAAAGTGGCAGCATTTATAGGTACACTACAAGCGGGATATACTTCATTCCACTATCTAAGAGAAATATGGCAACAAACAACTGAAAAGGACGCTCTTATAGGTGTGTCAATGACAGGTATTGGTAGTGGAAAAGTACTTACACACGACATGTCAAAGGCAGCCAGTTTAGTAAAAAGAGAAAACACCAGAGTCTCAAAGTTAATAGGTATAAACCAATCAGCAAGATGTACAACAGTTAAACCAGCAGGTACAACATCATTAACATTAGGAACGTCATCAGGTATTCATGCTTGGCATAATGATTTTTATATTAGAAGAGTTAGGGTTGGTAAGAACGAAGCTATTTACACTTACTTATTAAATAACCATCCTGAATTAGTAGAGGATGAATATTTTAGACCACACGATACAGCGGTAATTAGTATACCACAAAAAGCACCAGAAGGTTCTATAATGAGAACAGAGTCACCCTTCCAATTATTAGAACGAGTTAAAAAAGTTGCTACAGAGTGGGTAAAAGCAGGTCACAGAAACGGTTCAAACTCACACAACGTGTCCGCAACAATTTCTTTAAGAGAACATGAATGGGACCCAGCTGGTGAATGGATGTGGGAAAATAGAAAATCTTATAATGGTCTTTCTGTTTTACCTTATAATGGTGGGACATATACACAAGCACCGTTTGAAGATATTACAGAAGAAAAATATGAAGAAATGATGGAGTCTCTAAAAGATGTTAATTTAAGTATGGTTGTTGAATTAGACGATAATACAAACTTAACTGGTGAATTAGCTTGTTCTGGTGGTAATTGTGAAATAGATGTTGATTTAAAAACTATAGACTTAGAAACAAATGGTGAGGATAAAGAAATAAAAATTAGTGAAACACAGATATAGTAAAGAAATTTTATATCATTTTAATTGTGGTAAATGTAACAAATGGTGGTCAATTGCTGACTACCATTTGTTTTCTAATAATGTACCAGAAAATGAAAAAAAGGTACCTATGTTAATAATATGTCCCCACTGTGGGCATAATGAAGAAATAAAAGAAGTGAAAAATGAGGAGAAGTGATGACTGGATTAGTGACTTACACTATAGAGAGTTTGTTAAACCTAAATTTGAGGGTAAAGATTTTTATTGGGAAGGTGGTAATATGGTAATGACAGAAGAATACCATAAAAAAAGGGGTAGTTGTTGTGGGAACGGCTGTAAACACTGCCCTTATTGGCCAAAACACCAAAAAACAAATAAACAACTTAAAGATAAGTAAACCTGAAAACAAACCCACATTGCAAGTATTTATTATAAAAAACAATGCCCAACCCAAAATACGGTATATCATTTCCATTTAAAGATAGTCAAGAAGGTTTATTTCTTCATATGAATGAATTGCCTGAAGATGAAGTAAGGTCAAACCTAATACATTTGGTTTTGTCTATAAAAGGTTCTAGATATTTTTTACCAGATTTTGGTACAAATTTAATGAAACATATATTTGAACCTTTAGATTCCGCGACCAAAACCTCCATAGATTTAGAAATTAGAGAAGCTGTAAAACAATTTATACCAAACCTAAACATCAATGAAGTTGAAGTTAAATCAGCGGAAGACCTAAGAGATGAGGAAAATACCCAAGAGGAAGACCCAACTAGGGACCAGAAAACGTTTAGTTTTTCTGATAAAAAACACGGAGCAAATGAATTTACATTACGAGTACGTATTGATTACAGTATTGGTAGTGGTGTTTTTGAAGCTAGAGATTTTGTAATTATAAATTTATAATATGAGTGATAAAAAAATAGCATACACGGAAAGAGATTTCTTAGGGATAAGAAACGAACTTGTTAGGTTAACCAATAGGTATTACCCAGACTTAATTAAAAACGCAAATGATGCGTCAATGTATTCAGTATTTTTAGATTTAAATGCTGCAGTAGCTGACAATCTAAATTTTCAGATAGATAGAACATTCCAAGAAACGGTACTACAATATGCTCAAGAAAGAAGTTCGTTATATAATTTAGCAAGAACATATGGTTTAAAAATACCAGGTAATAGACCGTCTTTGACTGTTTGTGAGGTGTCTATTGTGGTTCCAGCCTTAGGGGATAAAGAAGATTTTAAGTATTTAGGGTTGTTAAGAAAAGGGTCTCAGTTTAAAGGGGGTGGAAATATATTTGAATTGATGGAAGACTGTGATTTTTCAACACAATATAATAGTGAAGGTATAGTAAATAGAACCAAAATACCAAACATAGATTCAACTGGAATTATAAGAAATTATACTATAACTAAAAAAGTTTTAACAGTAAATGGGGTTACAAAAATATTTAAAAAAGAAATAACTGACGTATTAACAAAACCGTTTTATAAATTATTTTTACCAGAAAATAATGTTGTGGGTGTAACATCAGTAATACAAAAAGATGGTGTGGGATACCAGAGTCTACCAACAAATTTAGAATTTATGGATAATACCGCTAATATTTGGTATGAGGTTGACGCTTTAGCACAAGAAGAAGTTTTTGTAGTAGACCCATCATCACCACAAGATAATGTGGGTATTAAAGTTGGTAGATACCTTAAGGCAAGTCAAAGATTTATAACTGAGTATACACCAGAAGGCTTTTTTCATTTAACTTTTGGTGGTGGAAATGAAACACCACAAAACTTATTAAATAGTTTTAGTAAAAATGGGATTAAAATAAACATGTCTAAGTTTTTAAATAATATGGCCTTAGGTGATATGGTTAAACCAAATAGTACCATATTTGTACAATATAGGGTTGGTGGTGGAAAGGCTTCTAATGTTGGTGCAGGAGCTATAAATACACTTAATACATATGATTTTGTAATTGCTGGACCAAGTCAACAAATAAACCAATCAGTAGAACAAAGTTTGTCTGTAACAAATATTACAGCAGCAATTGGTGGTGCCGACCAAATGTCTATAGAAGAAATAAGAAATTATATAACATATAATTTTTCAGCTCAAAATAGGGCAGTAACAATAAATGATTATGTTTCTAAAGTAAGGACTATGCCTGGCGTGTTTGGTGCTGCCGCAAAAGTGGGTGTCAGTGAAATAGAAAATAAAATAATGTTAAATATATTATCTTACACACCCAACGGCAAATTAACCTCTATGGTACCACAAGCTCTTATAAATAACATATCAGAATATCTATCCAACTATAGAATGATGAATGACTATATTAGTGTTGGGTCAGCTAAAGTTATAGATATAAGTTTTATTATAGATTTAATATTAGAAGACTCGGTAAATCAAGGTGAGGTGGTGACCAACGTAATAACCCAAATAGGTGATTATTTTGATGTTGATAGGTCAGAAATGGGTGTAGACATATCTTTAGGTGAAGTAAGAAAATTAATTATGCAACAATCTGGCGTGTTAAACATTGTTGATGTAAAGGTGTTTAATAAGGTTGGTGGTGAATATTCACAATCTATCTCTACACAACCGTATATACCACAAACAAATAGAGAAATACAATTAATTGACGATACTATTTACGCACAACCAAATGAAATTTTACAGATTAGAATGCCTAATAAAGATATAGCCATTAGAGTCAAAAAACCTCAGAAACCCACTTTCTCTTAATCTTTACTAAAAATAACGTAAACTTATCATTAGTTTTAGTGGAATAACTATTTATCTATTAAAGTAATGTATGTCATCTAAATCATTTAGGGTTAGAACCCAGGTCGGTAAAGACCAAAATTTAACGTTTGAAATAAAACAAGATTTTGATTTGTTAGAAATCTTAAGCTTATCTCTAACACAAAGAGATGTGTATACTAGGATGTGTGCTGATTTTGGTGTGGTTTGTGGTAGAGTTATTGTTAATGGTGGTTTTGGTATACCTAACGCAAAAGTTTCTGTATTCATACCCTTAGACGGGTTAGATGAAACTAACGAAGTTATTAAACAAATTTACCCATACACCCAACCATTTGATAAAAATGAAGACGGTATCAGATATAACCTACTAAGTAAGGACCCAACATTTGATTGTCATACACCAGTAGGTACTTTCCCTAATTTAGACGACGTACTAACCCAACAACAAGTAGAATACGTATATAAAAAATATTATAAATTTACAGCAAAAACAAATGAAGCTGGTGATTTTATGATTTATGGTGTTCCTGTAGGGTCACAAACTATTGTTATGGATGTAGATTTAAGTGACATTGGTTGTTTTTCTATGTTACCAGAAGACTTTAAAATTAAAGGAGCTCCAGAATCTGATTTTGATGGACCAAAATTTAGGTCGGACAATGAGATAGATAGTTTACCACAAATAGTTAATCAAACCAAAGTCATAAACATAAATCCTTTTTGGGGTGACGAAGATGAGTGTCAAGCTTCCATAACAAGAGTGGATTTTGATTTAGGTATTTCAGGCGTTAGAATAGACCCAACAGCAGTATTTATGGGTAGTACAGCAACAGATACGGATAAAGACTATGTAAACAAACAATGTAGACCTAAAAAACATATGGGTGAACTATGTAGTTTAATAAGTCAACCTGGAATTATAGATTGTATAAGGTATACACCCCTCACAACATTTGATGAAGACGCTTATGGGTACAGCACAGCAACAGGTGGTACAGTCCCAGTATTAGAAAGATATTATTTAGAAGATGGTGGTAGAGTGATAGATGAAAGTGGTGCTTGGTTAGTTCATTTACCAATGAATTTAGACCATATAACAACAAATGAATTTGGTGAATTAGTTTTATCTTACGACCCAGAAGTAGGTGTAGCTACAAGAAGTAGGGTAAGGTTTAGGGTGAGACCAGAACAAGCTAGTGGAAGTGCAAGACAATCTAGGAGAGCTTCTTATTTATTGCCGAATTTAAGGGAATATAACTGGACATCACAAGGTGATTGGCCTGGTATAGATTATAGGTCATACGCTTTTAGTACAAAATATTCTGATTACCCACCACACGCACAGCAAGAACTAATGCCGGCCGCAAAAGATTATTTTTACGACATGACGTTTAACAGGGTTTATACACCATCACAATTTCATGACCACGTAAAACATGGAGGACGAAGAGAGTTTACTGGTGTTAAAGAAATATTACCAGAAGCAGAACAACAATGTGCTACTAGTGCAATGTTTTTTCCTGTAAATAGTGCGGTAAGAAGAAATAAATTTATGATAATGCTGTATATGTTTTTATTATCAATACTACATGGATTGTATTTCTTTTTACAGGCTTTGGCCGCAATACTAGCATTTGTGGTTGGTATAATATTTTTTATTGTATTTTTAATAATATACGTACTTTGTCAAATCATGTGTGCGTTAATACCTATAGGGGTTAGTTTTTCAGTTTGGAGTTGGGGATTTTCTTTCTACCCATTTGGGTTTTTAACACCAATTGCTTCATCCTTAGGTTGTGCAAGTATTCAACTATTTCAGAGCAGTTGTCAACATGAAGCTAATGGATGTAGTTTTTATGGGTTTAGGTTTGGTATTGTAATGTACTCCCTACACCAACAAAAATACCCAGAATGTGAAAGGTGTAAATGTAGAGCAGGGGCAAATTCAGATATGTTATCATTATCCAACAGTACTTGTTGTGAACTTATGGACGCTAACTGTGGTAGTACTGGTGGTGGGGTAGCTACATCACCATGCTCTGTAGGTAATGCAGCTGGAGGAGCTAGTGTGTTTAATTTACTTATTTGGACTGACGATATTTGTTGTCCTGATTATAATTCCGAAGACGAAATATGTTGTCCAGATAACTATGGGTACGACTCGACAGCTAACGGTACAGGTTCAGGTGGTGGAAAAGATGAGTACGCGGGTGGTGGTTGTTATGTAAAAGTTATATGTATAAACCCAGCTTGTATAGCTAACAACTTTAATATGGTTGTAATAAACGAATATATACGTAGAGAAAAAGTAGCTGTAGCCTTATGTAATGGTATTATGAATTATTTTTGGGAAAATGATTGGGTTAGTGGATTCCTATATCAATTCCAGTTTAGAGCAAAATTACAATTTGCTGTTGGTGGATTTACAGACTATAAGGGTATTGTTCACGATACCTACACAGACTCAAGTTACTGCAAAAAAACAGCATACGTACACCCAATAGACCACGTATTTTACTATAGGTCTTGTCCAGCACAAAACGTAAATCAAGCTAACCCAGGTGCCTTTATGGGTGATGATGATGGTGTGTATAATCCTTGGTGGGCTTTTGCTGGTAGTAGTGGTAGTGACCATGCATCGGGAGATATGAATAGACATATACTATTTCCAACAACTATAGTAGATATGGGTTCTAGAAACCAATGTATACAACAAGTATGTTTTGATGAAAGATTCGGTACAGAATGTTCTGTTACAGACCAAATAGGTAGTACAACATTCCAAGATATTACAGATTTAGTTTCAGACGTATATAACATGAAAATGGATAACCCAAATATGGCTCTTTATTCATTCTTCGTAAGACCAGAAAAAGAAATTGGTGGTGATGTAGCACAATGTTTAATGCAAAATTGTATGTTAGGAGTATTTGGGTACGAAACCAATGTAGGTGGTACAGAATGTGAGTGTCCAACTGGACCAACAACAACACCACCAGTTAATGCACAAATGGAGTATCCAATACCTAACGTAGCTGTAGGCCCTAATGGAACAGGTATTTACGTACCCAACGCACTTAACATAATGGGAGCTACATATTATGATATTGAATGGGAACCACTTATGTTTACAGCATCAACACAAACAATGATGACTGGGGTAGATTTAATAAATTGTTTAACTTACGATTTATCTGCCTCATCACAAACAGTACCATTTTATTCTTGGCGTTTAGATGGTGCTCCAGGAGCAGCATTTGGTACATGGAGAAATGATTGGGCTGGTACTTTAGGGGAGTATGAGTTTGATACTTGGGGTGGAGCCTCTGTAACATCTACTAGTCCTTGGGGTAATAACCCAATTTTAGCGGGGGACTATCAAAATAATATGGCACCATCACTAACCAGACCAATACTAACACCAACATCCGACTCAAATATAAATTTTTCACAACCACTATTTTATTATTTTGGGTTAAGACCAGGACAAACAGCATTTAACACTTTTGTACGAAAATATGTTGATGAAGAACTAGCTAATTCTGTTTTATAATGAGTAATGAAAAAAATATAAGAATAGTAAGGGGTGTTTCACGTTATGCTGGGTCACAAAATAAAGACGTGTCACTAACCCCTTTAATTAACTCAGACAGGAGAACTTTAATACAAGGGGAAAGAAATCGTTCTTTAAATCTAGTAGACCAATTTGAGGCAGAAAGAGAATACTCTAGCACATATAGATTGTATGGAAAAATAGATGTTGTTTATAATAACATAATAAGTGGTGAAACATTTTTAAATGATGTTAATTATGTTAAAAATATGTACTTTATGCCTGACTATATTGGTTGTCCTGGTGGTACACCATGTTTAGGCACACCACCATCTAGTGTGTTTGATTTTATACCACCAGATAGATATGGGTTAACGGCTACGGTTGGTGGATATGAAGATTTGACAGCATACCAAGACAATTGGGTGACATATATTTCTTACGTTTTTTCTGCTAATACAGGACAATCAATGACATACTATAGTGACTACACTGGGTCATCTGGTATGAATTTTATATCTTCAGATGGAATTCCTTTTGAGTTGGATGTAATAAGTGGTAACACACCAGACAGCCAATTAATTGCTAGACTAACATGTCCTGTACCACATAATCTAACAGCGGGACAATACATACAACTACAACCTACACCCACACCAATAGGAGGTTCTAACATAATTAGTTCACTTGATATTGAATACACATATAATGTTGCTCCTGGTACTAGTAAACAAGAGAACGTATTTAAAATAGATTTTTTAGGTAGTGAGGTAACAAATAGTGAAAAATATGTAGCAAACATAAATTTAGTCGGTCAAGCATTAAATGTTGTGGGTAATAACGATGTAGGAACTTTTAAAAAAATACTTAATTTAGAAAATAGTGGAGAAACACTTTCCCAATACTATGTCCACGAACATAAACTAATTACAAACCCAAATGAGTATACTTTAGATAGTGCTGGGTTCCAAGAAGGGATTTATAAAAAACGAGGTAGGGTTTTTAACGCTAGAAAAACACCAGACAACGTAACAAAAACAGTTATTAGAGAAGACTTCACA